ATGCGTGACAAGCACCTGTTGTTTGTTGCTGAAGTCAAGGCTGTGGGCGAAGCCGCTGAAGCAGCAAACCGTAGCGCAGTCGAAATTGCAGAAGTCATTACTGAAGGGGTTAAAGATGAGTATGAAACTAGGATTGCTGCTCTGCGTCGCCAGTACGCTGGTCGGGTGCAGCAGTGTAATTCCGGTGGCGGTGCAGTGTCCACCGTTCCCAAGTCCTCCCCCAGCGTTGCTGGTTCCGCCGACGACCCTGCCATTGTTGGGCTTTGCGCTGAAGAAACAGCTAAGCTAGTGGCATTGCAGAAGTGGGTAAAAAAGCAAAGTGAGGCACACAAATGACCGTAGCTGACCGCATAACCATTATCTGCTGTGTGTCACTTGCCGTTGTTTTGTTGTCAACTGTGGTCGTTGTGCTGATCGGGCTGTTTGACCCGTTAGTTGATAACGCTGAAATATTTAAGTTAATTAACCCTGCGTTCAACATGATCGTGGGCGCTTTTGTTGGCACGATTGCCGGAATTAAAATAGGAAAAGATGATGCAAAGTAATTGGGCTAACGCTTTCAAGATGATGCTTGCTTCGGAAGGCGGTTATGTTAACCACCCGTCTGATCCAGGCGGCATGACCAATCTTGGCGTGACCAAGCGTGTCTGGGAAGAATGGGTTGGGCGTGAATCAAACGAGAAAGAGATGCGTTCGCTGACCCCTGAGATGGTGGAACCGCTTTACAAGCGTAAGTTCTGGGATGCTTGTAAGTGCGACGATTTGCCATCAGGCATTGATTACCTTGTCTTTGACTTTGCTGTAAACGCTGGCTGTGGTCGTTCTGCAAAGATTCTACAGACTGCCGTGGGAGTTACCCCTGACGGTGGGATCGGACCGATGACCCTAGCCGCTGTAAACGCCATCCCTGAAGCCGAGCTGATTGAGAAGTTCAGCCAAGCCAAAGAGGACTTCTACCGTAGCCTGAATACATTTGAGACATTCGGCAAAGGATGGCTAAACAGGGTTGCGGCAGTTAAAGTTAAAGCTACCACAATGCTTGGATAGAGGGTAAAATGTCAGACAAAGCGCTTTGGGATAAAACGCACTCAACATCACATATTTTGTGGGTAGCGCTATGACCGCAAGCTTTGTCCTCACCTATGACAGCCTAGTATCAACGATCGAGCAATATCTTGAGCGTAACGACGCCGCTGTCGTTGATCAAATCCCTACATTTATTACGCTCGCTGAGTTTGAAATTGCCCAGCAGATCAAGACTCTAGGTCAGATTGAGGTCGCCCAAGGCGTTATGTCTGTGGGTAACCCAATCGTCCAGAAGCCAGCCCGTTGGCGCAAGACTGTGTCGATGTCGGTCACCTCTGGTGGTGAGAAAACGCCTGTTTTCCTGCGCAAATACGAGTACCTGACCAATTACAACGCAGAGAGTCCTAGCGGTCTGCCGCTGTATTACGGCGACTACGACTACGACAACTGGTTTATCTCCCCGATCCCTGATCAGGCATACACCTTTGAGGTGTTGGTGTATCAACGATTACAGCCGCTGTCTTCAGCCAACCAGACAAACTGGATCACGAACAACGCACCGAACGCAATCTTGTTTGGCGCGTTGCTTCAGGCGGTTATTTACCTAAAAGACGACGCTCGTCAGATATTTCAACAAAAGTACGACATGGCAATGCAAGCGCTCAAGGCAGAGGATATTACTCGCGTGGGTGATCGTTCGGCTATTGCCGTGGACTCCTAGAGGTAGCCATGACCAACACATACGTCAACCCGATTACCGGACAGACAATCAACCCATCGCAGATTGGTTACGAATCTCTATCAATCTCTACAGATACGCAGCTAGACTGGCCCATCAATGGGACGACAAACACCAATGTCGTTGCGTCAATCATTCAAGTTACGGCGACCGTAGCATCGCTCAAGTTAGAGTTACCGTCTGCGCTACAGGTCAGTACGGGTCAGAGCGTATTGATCCAGAACGTCGGTGTAAACACCTTCACGGTCACTGATATCTCTGGCAATACCATTGTGGCAATCGCCTCAGGCGTAGCGCAATACATCTTCCTCACTAACAATTCCACAAATAACGGTACATGGTCTACCGTTACATTTGGCGCTGGTACTTCCTCGGCAAACGCTGCCGCCTTGGCTGGTTATGGTCTGGTTGCGCTAAGCACCACGCTTAACCAAGAGTACGCAGAAAGCTCTGTATTCTCCAGCACATTACTCAATGACACATACCGCGCCCAGTTCTTAGTGTGGGCAGGTGGTGTAGGTACATTCACATTCCCCACAGCCTCTACGGTTGGCAACGGCTGGTTTGTGATGATCCGTAACGGTGGATCAGGCATCCTAACGCTTACCCCTAGCGGTACAGATACGATCGATGGCAATTCAACACAACAGCTTCAGTTGACTGAATCTCTGGTTATTGTCTCTAACGGCGTTAATGGCTATAACACCTTCGCATATGGGCGTAGTAATACCTTCGCCTACACACAGCTTGCCAAGACGGTTACAGGCGGCACAGATACGCTTACAGCGGTTGAGTATGCAAACGTCGTCCAAGAGTATTTCGGCGCTCTGACATCGAATCAGATCATTGTTCTGCCTTCTACGGTGCAGATTTACTACCTGAACAACCAGACGACTGGCTCGTACTCGTTGACATTCAAGACATCAGCCATAGGTGCGGCGACTGTTACTGTTCCACAAGGTCAGACTCTGACCGTGGTCTGCGATGGTACAAATGTCTACAACTCGTCGAGCGCTTCAGGAGGTACGGTTACATCGCTTACGATTAACCAAGGATCGGCTGCCGCTCCATCGCTTAACTTCACTGGTAACACGAACACAGGCATGTATCAGCCTGCGACGAACCAAGTCGGTTTTGCGCTCAATGGATCAAATGCTTTGACGCTGACAACATCTGGTCTCTTTGTTCCTGCTGGAATTGCAGGCGGTACATTCTGATATGGCAGCCAAAGTCATCAGTCTAAACATTAAGCCGGGCATCCAGCGCGATGGTACGCAATTTGATGCACCTGTTTATGTTGATGGTCGATGGGTGCGATTTCAGCGTGGTCGTCCTCGTAAGATGGGTGGCTACAAGGGTATCTTCCAGAACGCATCAGGCATCAGCCGTGGCATGATTTTAAACTCCGAGAACGGTCTGAACTATGTGTACTCAGGCTGGAGCGATGGGTTGCAAGAATGGGTAACAGATGATGATGATGGCGTCGGGTCAGGTCCGACCAACATTCAATTCTCTGGGGCTATTTTAACAATACCTACTTTGGTGGGTGGTAGTGCATACACAAACGGCACTTATTCTGGTGTTGCATTAACTGGAGGGTCAGGCTCTGGTGCTATTGCAGATATTACAGTTGCTGGCGCTATTGTTACCGTGGTGACTTTGGTTTCTGGTGGTATTGGTTACCTGTCTGGTGATGTATTAAGCGCTCCTGCGGCAAGTATTGGCGGCACTGGCACTGGGTTTTCTGTTACCGTTGGCACTGTTGCTTCAAGTTTTACAGCCAACAATAACAATTTGTGGCAGATGGATATTGGTTTTGACTCTGGTGGGTCAGGCAACCAGACGATTGTTGCGCACCCCGGTCAGAACCTGACAAATATTGACAACACGATCAACACGCCCGTATTGATCGGCGATTTCCCAACTGGGACGATGAGCCAAGTAGGTGTGTTTACAGCCGCTGGCACAATGGTGGTTGGTCCGCCGAGCGTATTCACGATTGCTTCTGTTAATGCACTGATCGCCATTGGGCAGACAGTCACAGGCACGGGCATTCCATCAGGTACTACCGTCACAAATGTGTTGATTGGATCGAGTACGACAACAGTTACCCTGTCAAATACCGTATCAACTGCTGGCGCGTTGACGCTTACATTCAACAACAACATCAGCGTATCTGGTGGATGCGTATTGTTGCACCCATACCTCTTTGTGTATGGCAACAATGGTCTGATCAAGAATAGCTCGGCTGGTAACTTCCAAGACTGGGTATCCGCAGACGCCAACGAGAACACCGTATCGGCAGGCAAGATCGTCAAGGGTATGCCAGTGCGAGGTGGTACGACATCCCCGTCAGGGCTGTTTTGGTCATTGGATTCCCTAATTCGTGTGAGCTACGCCCCCACAACGGTCGGTGCAAGCACGATCTATTGGCGCTACGACATCGTAACGAGCCAGAGTTCTATCCTGTCCTCATCGAGCGTGATTGAGTATGACGGGCTATTCTTCTGGTGTGGCGTGGATAGATTCTTGATGTACAACGGCGTGGTGACTGAGGTTCAAAACAATATGAACATCAACCACTTCTTTGACAACCTGAACTACTCTCAGCGTCAAAAGGTGTGGGCAACCAAGATTCCTCGCTGGGGTGAGATTTGGTGGTTCTATCCTCGTGGTGATGCCACTGAGTGTACAGATGCGATTATTTACAATGTGCGTGAAAAGATTTGGTATGACGCTGGTGAGGCGCTAGGTGCTAGACGCTCGGCAGGCACATTCTCTGAAGTGTTCCGCAAGCCAATCTGGGCGGGGAACGAAGAAAATGAATCTGGCACTTACACACTGTGGCAGCATGAGTCAGGCACGAACCTTGTGAACTTGAGCCAACAGAGCGCCATTCAGAGTTACTTTGAGACGGATAGTCTGGGCTGGGTGAACGGTGGACCGAACCAAAACGATCCGATCGGCTTAAACAACTGGATCAGGCTTGAGCGGGTTGAACCTGACTTCGTACAGTCGGGAGACATGAATCTGTATGTGACGGGTAAGGGTTACGCATCTGCTGAGGATGTGGTGACGGG